TATCGACATTATACCGTGTGGACTTTAGAAGTCAAGCGATTTCTTTTTCGATTTCATAGACTTCCGTTATGATTTCGCAATGCTCACCACATCGGGAGCAAACTGCGTGATCAGCATCACTCTCAACATTGCAACAATCGGAAACGAAAAACACCAGTTCTCTCATCTTCTTTCTCTCTTTCTTTCTTATGCTCTTATTATACCATACTTATCGGCGTTGTCAAGGGGCAATCTAAAAATATTTTAAATATAATCTTGTGCCAAAGCAATAAATATTCTCTAGAGCAAATCGTGTGCCAAATATATTATTCTCTTAAACAGAACATCGTGTCGATCATATGATTAGTCGTAAGTCTATATATACCAATGGTTTACGGCGAACGCGGCCCACCCCACACCATCAAATGTTAAGATGGGGGATATAGGGGGGTTTTACTTTATAGAAGGTTTTTTCTACGACATGCCGGAAAGTCGAGGGTAGTTGGAACGCAATAATCATCAAATCTTTGATAAGTATTACCCCATCTTCTTGGATCACCCTTGAGTCTGCCTATCTCTTGCATTTTCTCGGTACGATCCACCCTCAAGATGTTTTGGATTCACACATCGTCGGTTGTTACACTTGTGTCTGACTAGTTCTGGATATTCACCAGTATATTTGAACAGTGAAACGCGATGAGGTTTGAAATATATTGTTGCTACCTGTATACTTCTACCATATCCATGATAATCAACACTTCTCCACTCCCAACAGCCGCTGTCGGTAACAGTATAGTTATCCTCATTTAATTTCTGAGCCGCCATAAATAGCTCTTCCTTTACCTCTTCTATATCGATATTACGCCAAGCGTTATATAGGCCACAATATGAAGCTATCATCTTACTCTCTTTAAACAGTAAATCATTTTCATCTTCTAGCGACCAAATATAACAATTGATTGATAATCGATCATTGTAGTGAAACTGCATAAAAGCGTTATAGTGACTATTAGAGTTTAGAGATGCTAGATGGTTTTTGTATCTCTTCCCAATATTAGTAGAACTACCAACATAATATCCTACATATCCATTCTTCTTCCTCATCTCGATAACGTATATGCCGCATTGTTCTAGATTGAAATCAACTGTAGATTTCTGAGATAATTCTATCGAAGAAATAGTTTTAATATCAAAGTCTTTACAAATCTTTTTGATTTGTGCGTAACTTAATCCTGTAATAGTTTCTATTTCTGAAAACGTAAGATGTTTATTTCTTAGAGAACGAATCTGATTTGCTTCAGCCAACCCAAATCCAAATTGATTTCTTTTACGTCGTTTAATCACATCCATTGAACCTTTTGGTCTACTCATTTTAACGCTCCTTAATTATAAGATAAAACCACCCCTATATCATACACGTTTTTCAAAAGAAATACTACCAGTATCGTATATAAGTATTACCCAATGCTCCCCGATTGCCCCAGTTTGCTTCACTCGCCCCTGCTATTTTCGCTAGATAGCGTGTATAACAATAAGAGGAGACATTATATGAAACAAAATCAAACAATCGAAACGCAATTGGATTGTCGGGCTACTGCTTCACTACAGGAGCAAATTGACTCCGATTTACGTCATGAGGATCGCTCTATAGCTTCTTTATTGAGCGAAGAAAAGGATAACGATGAATCTAAAGATAGCGATTGAAACATTCCAAAAAGGCGACCTAGACAATACAGATATTATACTATCTGGACTAGCCGGTATAGAAAAAGCCAACCATGAACTCTCAGAAGCTTATTACTATAAGCATATATCTAATGAGAATAAAATAAGCAACGTTATCGGACTCGGCCCCCACCATAAATTCTTCTATAAAATTTCTTCTTATAAAGATAATGTTGTTGTAGCATACGAGAAGGGGATTGGGTATGCTTACCAGCATAATGATCAAACTTATTTCAAACGATTGATCCCCCTTGTATATGGTAAGAACGAAAGCCACGCTCAGATTATATCTGATAATAGACTTAGATTCTATTTCCAAGAGGGTGCCACTAACGTAATTATTTCTGAGATACCGCCCAACTTGGCATTACTATATCATTCTGAAAATAGCCTAGTAGTAGCAAACGATTCTTTTTTTCCTATAAACTTAGAACTGCCCAATAATTCTTTCTTAGCCACGGTTAATGAAGAGATTTGCCCCTTATCTTTCGACAGTAAAGAATTCAGCGAGTACGTTTCGCAAGCTTTGTGCAACTACACAAAACAACTTTCTTTACGAACTAGTAAACTTAACGCCAACAAGTTATCAACAAAGCAGTTACAATTAGAATCATCATCGGGCATTAATGCTAAAAAAGGAACCTTTATTTACGACGATGAAACGGACACCGTTAAGTTTTATAACGGAGAGAAATGGAGAACTCTACAGTGGGTAGACGAAGAAAAATCGGAATGAAAGTTCCAAAGAACATGACAGAGGCCCAGGTTATAGACCAAATTAATATTGTGGTCAATAGGATGTCGGCCCGTTATACATTTCACGGTTATGAGGTTGATGATATAAAACAAGAAGCTTTTATGATTTGCATGGATGCGCTGGAGCGATATGATAGTAACCGCCCCCTTGAGAATTTCCTCGCCGTTCATTTATCTAATCGTCTTAAAAACTTTGTTCGTGATAACTTTTACACTAAGGGTGAAGAAGAAAAGAAGCGAGTACTAAAACCCAGCAGCTTATCTTATGAAGATTACGTCCCCTTTAATAACCAGTGTTCTGACGATCAAATTGATGCTTCATCTTTACGCAACATAATTGATAACAAGCTACCTTCGGAATATCGTGCAGATTATCTAAAACTAATTAATGATGTATACGTGCCGAAAAAAAGACGCGAAGAGATCATCTTATTAATAAAGGAACTATTAGATGAAGAAAGGTAGAATCTCTAAAGAAGAAGAGCGTATTATCGGGCGACTTATTAACAGTCTAACTGTAGAAGATATTGCCAAGCAACTTGACCGAGATGTTGAGTCTGTAGATAACTTCGTAAAACGAAAATTTAAAATGGGACTTACGGGCGAGGAAGCGGCGGCTTTCTCATTAGAAGACCGCCCATACTGGGCAGAGCTTGAGAACCAGTTTACTCCTTCTGAATTAGAACTTTTTAAGTATCACTGGTCGCGCATAATCTCACAATTCAAAGATGATGTTTTTCCAACAGAAGAGTTGCAAGTAGTAGATGTTATCAAGTTGGAAATACTTATGAACCGCTGCTTAAAGAGTAACAAAGATAACCTTAACGAAATGACAGTTTTGGAGAAGATGCTTGGGGACGAAAGGGCCGTTGACAAGGATCAGCGTGACCAAGATTATATATTAAATCTAGAGCGTCAACTGGCATCTTTACGGGCCTCCCAAGAGTCTCTTAATCGTGACTATCGTGAACTTCAAACTAAGAAGGCCGCTATTCTTAGAGAAATGAAGGGAACCCGTGAACAGCGTATCAAGAGACTAGAAGATAGTAAGCAAAGTTTCACATCGTGGGTAGCTAATCTAATGCAAGATCCAGAAACTCTAAAGCGGTACGGCATTGAAATGGAAAAGATGAGACTTGCTATGAACAAGGAGCGTGAGCGATTAAGTGCTTTTCATAAATACGAAGATGGACAGATTGACCAACCATTTCTAACTCCAGATACGGTTGAGGACTAAATGTTACCAGATGTCAGTTGCTTTTGTTCTGCATATGGCAAAATACATTGCTTACCAGAATTAATATATAGTTTTTTAAATCAAGATTATGATGGCAAGAAGGAGCTTGTAATACTTAATGATTTAGATAAACAAAATATTATTTTTGATCATCCAGAGGTGACTGTTATAAATAGTAAAACCAGAATATCTCCTCTTGGTCGTAAGTTCAATACTAATATTAACTATTGTAAATATGATATTGTTGCTGTGATGGAGATAGACGATATTTATCTTCCGAATCATTTATCTTATGCAATAAGTCATATGAAAAATGATATATATCACTGTGGCAATGCTTGGATATGGACAGGTAAAGATAAACCATTGCATCACTCTGGAAACTATTTTCATGCCACTCATTGCTACACCAAAGACTTATTTAATAAGGCTGGTGGATATTCGGAAGAAATAGACAATACAACTTTAGATGTAGACATTATAGTTAAATTTCAAAAATTAGTTGGTAATTATTCTCAATCTCAAGCTTATCATGATATAAGCTATATATATAGATGGGGAGTTGGCGGATATCATGCTAGCGGTTGGGGAACAAAAATAAATAATCTTTCAGATTTAGCATTAAATTCTATCAATCATTCTATTAATAATAACATAGAACCAACCGGTGACATTGTTATAACTCCGCGATGGAACCAAGATTATCTTGATCTTGCTAGTGAGGCTATTAAAAAAATATGAATAAGTTATGCACAGCATTTGAAAGTTTAAAAAATACTCCTAGTGATATAAATGAACATATGGATGTTTTAGCTTCTTTATCTTCTCATTGTAATACTGTTGTAGAGTTAGGCGTCAGATCTGGTGTTAGTACTCACGCTCTTCTTAATGGTAAGCCCAAAATTTTACAGTCTTTTGATATAAATCATATAGGTTCATTAGAGCAAGTATTATTAGAGTATGCTATTGAAAATAATATAATATGGAAATTCTATCATGAGAATTGTTTACTTACAAATAATATACATGAATGCGATATGCTTTTCATAGACACATTTCATGCTTTTAAACAAATCTCTTGCGAATTATTCTTACATGGTAATAAATCTAAAAAATATATTGTATTTCATGATAGTGTAACATTTGGATATCTTGACGAACTTGGAAGTATTTCTACCAATTTATTTTCTGAATATTTAAAAAATTATTATGATTCTTTGCTAAATAAACAAGGCATAATGCCAGCTATAGAAGACTTTGTTTCCCATAACTCTAACTGGACTGTTTGTGATCATTATCTAAATAATAATGGATTACTTGTATTAAAAAATGAAAATTTTACATATTAATAATTTTAATTATCCAGATTATCAAAATGATATGGTTTATCATGGTGGAAAAACTTTATTTAAAGATAACTATGAAACTTCAAGCTGCCCAGTTTATATGCATCAAAATTATCCCAATATTTCTAAGCTGTACGGAAAAGGATTCACAATATATGGAAAATTACCACCGCTTACAACAGAGTCTAATGACATAGTAGACAAAATAAAAAATAAATATTTTGACTATATAATTTATGGATCTATATTTAGAGATTCTACTTATTTCGACATAGTATCAACAAATTATGACAAAAATCATATTGTTTTTATAGACGGTGAAGATCATCAGGGTTTATATAATGATTTTATAGGAAAAGGTCATTATTTCAAAAGAGAATTGATTTATGATGAAACCGATATGCTACATCATATAGGATTTGGTATTCCAGAATGTGGCATAATACGATCATCTATTAAAAATCAAATTATATCTAAAATGAATCCTATGGATAAATCTTCTTATATATTTAATACTGAAAAAGAATATTATAATGAATATAATAAAAGTTTCTTTGCTATCACATGCAAAAAGGCTGGATGGGATTGTTTAAGACATTATGAGATTATTATGTCGCACTGTGTTCCTCATTTTATAGATTTAGAAAAATGTCCGACCAATACCATGAAACACTTCCCAAAAAAAATGCTATTAGATTATAATAATAATTACAAAACCTCAGTATCCAACTTTTATCATGATTTCATCTGTAATCTACAGCAACATTTAGTACAATATTGCACAACTAAATCTATTTTTAACTATATACTGGAAAAAATTATATGAAAACTTACAATGAAATACAAGGATGGTTTGACTATCCAAATACATTTGATTTTTTACTATCAACTATACCAGATAATGGTATCTTTGTTGAATGTGGAGCGTGGCTAGGCTCTAGTTCAGCATATCTATGCGATAAGGCTGGAGATAGGGTAAAAATTTATATTGTAGATACATGGCGAGGTTCTCCAGATGAACTGGAAACTACTCATAAGCTAGCCACAGAAACAGATATCTATACAATTTTCTTAGATAATATGGGCAGTCGTAACTTTACTCCATTGCGCATGGATTCTTCTCTTGCTTCTAAACAATTTGAAGATAATTCATGTGATGTTGTTTATATAGATATGACTCATTCATACGAGGCTGTTAAAAAAGATATTGAATGTTGGCTATCAAAGGTAAAAGTTGGTGGATATATTTCTGGACATGACTATGGAAATACTCACGGTGTAGTCATGGCAGTAAATGAATTTTTCAGCGGTAAATTTAAAATAATGGATAATAGCTCTTGGGTAGTAAAAAAGGAATAAATCATGAAGGCGATTATATTTGGAGTTACTGGACAGGATGGAAGCCATCTAGCAGACCTACTACTAGAGAAGAACTATCAAGTAGTTGGTGTAGCACGACGAAGCAGTACTGACAATACACAAAGAATAAAGCATATATTGAATCATTCTAGGTTCCAGTTAGTCGAGGGAGACATAACAGATTCTGGTAGTGTTTCTAATGTCCTTAATAATTACGAACATGTAGATGAAGTCTACAACCTCGCTGCCCAATCTCATGTAGGAACCTCATTTTCTCAGCCTCTGCTTACTTGGGATATTACCGGAAAAGGTTGCCTAAATATCTTACAGCATATTAAGGATTATATGCCATCTGCCCGATTTTATCAAGCCTCTTCTAGCGAAATGTTTGGGGCTTGTTATGATATTGACCGAGAAGGAAATAAATACCAAGACGAAAATACTAAGTTTTTACCACAGTCCCCATACGCTATTGCTAAGTGTGCCGCTCATCACTCTGTTAGATTATATCGTGAAGCATACGATTTACACGCAAGTTGTGGTATTTTATTTAATCACGAAGGCCCAAGGCGTGGTGACAATTTTGTTACTAAAAAAGTAATTAATTGGCTTGCCAATTTCGTACATTGGATGTGCGATAATAATGTTACAAATACTATTTATTTAGACTCTGATGACAAAAATATCATATATAATGATGTTACATTTCCTAAATTAATGCTAGGCAATTTAGACTCTTATAGAGATTGGGGTTATGCTGGAGATTATGTCGAGGCTATGTGGCTAATGCTTCAGCAAGACGATCCAGACGATTATGTGATATGTACAGAAAAAACCCACTCAATACGCGATCTATTAGATGCCAGTTTTGGTTATTTTAATATCACAAATTGGAATAAATACGTTGGTCAGGATGAAAGATACTATAGACCATCGGAAGTACCTTACTTAAAAGGTAAGGCAGAAAAAGCAAGAGTTAAATTGGGATGGACTCCAAAGCATGACTTTAATAGTCTTGTTAAACTTATGATAGAAGAGAAATTAAATGAGAAGTTATCGCATAATGATAGACATATCAAATGTGTTTAGCAAAATAAGACATTTGTTTCTTAAATCATATAACAGCCCATTTCCAACTATATTTATAACATCATCCGATCCAGACGAAGCCTGTTTTGAAGTTTTTAATAATCTTATTAAGATTATTATGAATCAAAATTCTTCTATAGATATGAGGATAGCTTGTAGGCAAATAAGATTAAAATCTAGAATAGATAAAATATATCAATTATGAGAAGAAATTACGACGATCCTGCATATGAAAGCTTTAGAAAAGCTGTCTTAAAAAGAGATAAAAGGCAATGCATGATGCCTGGATGCGGTAAAAAAACAAAATTAAATGTACATCATATTAAAAGATGGGCATCTGCTCATTCGTTGAGATATGATACTAATAATGGTATAACATTATGTCGCCAATGTCATGATTCTATAAAAGGTAAAGAAATTCATTACGAGGCTCTATTCAAGGAAATTATCAATGCCCTATAAAGAAGCCCCTAAGTTTACTGTTATAAAAGACACCAGAGAGCAGGACGGATATTTTTTTCGTGAGTTCAATACTTGCGCTGGTATGGTAGAAGAAAAACTAGATACTGGCGACTATTCCATTAAGGGGATGGAAGACAAAATATGTATAGAGAGAAAAGGATGCGTTGAGGAATTAGCGGTTAATTTGGGACAAAAGAAACATGCATTTCTTGCTGAGATAGAGCGAATGGATCCATTTCCACATAAGTTTATTGTTTTAGAATTTTCTCTAGAAGACTTAATAAAATTTCCAGATGAAACCAGAATACCAGTTAGAAACAAGGCATCTCTCAAAATTACTGGCAAATATATGCTTAAGTGCTTATTTGAATTTCAGTTATATAACAATGTTCAAATCTTATTTTGTGGCAACAAAACTAACGCATTTATAGCTGTAAGCAGCATATTAAAACGTGTTAATGAAATGTATACCATAGGGAGGAAAAAGTGATGGCTGAACCAGAGTTACTTAAAGATTTCCATGACTATGGGGCTAATATTGCCACAAGAGAGATATTCCTTCATAATCATTACCACGCCGAAGATAATCAAAATCCTGGCGTTGAGTATAGAATGTCTAATACTTTTATCAAAAATCTAAGAGCATTAGATATGCGAAGTAATGCCAATATCACTATACATTGCCATAGCATAGGTGGAGAATGGACAGACGGCATGGCTATCTATGATGCTATACAGATGTGTAGATCATATGTGACAATTATCATTTATGGTCAGGCTGAATCGATGAGTAGTATTTTTATGCAAGCGGCAGATTATCGTTATATGACTCCAAACGCCCACTTTATGTCGCATTATGGATCTAGTGATATCAATACTGACTACTTAAGTGCTATGAATCAAGCTGATTATGAAAGAAAAACCGCTGATACTATGTTTAATATATATGCTGGTAGATGCGTAGATGGCAAATTCTTTTACGAAAAGTTTGGAAAGAAGCCGAGCGTTAAACAAGTTCGCCAATATCTTATTAGAAAGTTAAAGTCTGGCGATTGGTATCTAAATGCAGAAGAGGCAGTATATTATGGTTTTGCCGACTCTATTTTAAAGAACTGGCATTTCACAGAATGAAAAAAGATAATTTAAAAGTAATAGACGAAGCTTGGCTTGGTCTAGATGTTATTGATACTGATATCTTTAATCCAACATCTATACTAAATCCATCTGATGACGATTTTCACCTCAAGCTTTCTTGGTTGATGAGTAGGCCAGAATATCTACCATTCCTATGCTATCAAATATTAAATATACAATTATTACCTTCTCAGTCTCTTATCATCAATGAATTATGGAATAGAAAATTTCCAATGCTCGTTGGAAGTCGAGGTCTTGGTAAATCTTTTAAATTAGCATTATATGCAGTTATTCGTGGAATGTTATTACCAAAAAGAAAGATTGTTATAGTTGGTGCCGCTTTTAGACAATCTAAAGTTTTGTTTGAGTATATGGAAACTATTTGGCGTAATGCTCCAATGCTACGAGATATGTGTGATAGTAATAGCGGGCCAACAAGAGATGTTGATAGATGTACTATGCGTATTAATGAGAGTGTGATTACATGCTTACCTCTTGGCGATGGTCAAAAGATTAGAGGTCAACGTGCAAACGATATTATTGCCGACGAATTTGCATCGATACCAAGAGATATTTTTGAGAATGTTGTTGCCGGTTTCGCTGCCGTTAGTGCTGATCCAGTGCAAAATGTTAAGAGATTATCTGCTAGGAAAAAGGCGGCAGAACTAGGAATAGAATTAGAAACTGAGGAAGAAAATCCAGAAGTTAAAGATAATCAAATTATTATATCTGGTACAGCATATTATGATTTTAATCACTTTGCTACATACTGGAAAAAGTGGAAGGCGATTATAAAAAGTAGAGGTAATATAGCCAAGTTAACAGAAGTCTTCGGCGGTGAAAGACCACCAGAGACTTTTGATTGGAGACAATATTCTATTATTAGAATGCCCTATGAATTGTTACCTCCAGGCTTTATGGATGCTGATCAAGTAGCCAGATCAAAGGCTACTGTACACGCTGGTATTTATCAAATGGAATATGGGGCTTGTTTTACTAGAGATAGTCAAGGATTTTTTAAGAGATCACTAATCGAATCTTGTGTTGTTGGCAATAATGAGTTTCCTATTAAAGATTCTAAAAATAATGTTATTAAGTTTGAAGCTACTCTGATTGGTGATAAAGAAAAAAGATATGTATTTGGTGTTGACCCAGCATCTGAAGTAGATAATTTTAGCATTGTTGTATTGGAAATATGTGGAGATCACAGAAGAATAGTGCATTGCTGGACAACTACCAGACAAGAACACAAAGAAAAAGTAAAACGCGGGTATGCTAATGAAACAGATTTTTATGCTTACTGTGCTAGAAAAATCAGAGATTTAATGAAATTATTTCCATGTGTACACATTGCTATGGACGCACAAGGTGGCGGTGTTGCTGTTATGGAATCTCTACATGATAAAGATAAATTAAAAGATGCAGAATTAGCAATCTGGCCAGTTATTGATGACGATAAACCAAAGGATACAGATGGTGAAAGAGGACTACACATTCTAGAAATGTGTCAATTTGCTAAATATGATTGGCTTGCAGAGGCAAACCACGGAATGAGAAAGGACTTTGAAGATAAAGTGTTATTATTTCCATTTTTTGATTCTATAACTTTAGGTCTTTCTAACTCTGAAGATGGTCTTAAAAGTAGAATGTTTGACACTTTAGAAGAATGCGTAATGGATATAGAAGAATTAAAAGATGAGTTATCTATGATTCAGATGACTCAAACCTCTAATGGTAGAGATCGATGGGACACTCCAGAAGTAATAGTAGGAACTGGTAAAAAAAGTAAAATGCGAAAAGACCGTTACTCTTCATTGTTAATGGCAAATATGGCGGCTAGAATAATTCATAGAAAACCGACACAAGAAGAATATCAATTTTACGGCGGTTTTGCAACTGGCGGTCATACGCCACAAAAGTCTGATGAAAGGCTATATACTGGCCCCAGCTGGTTTGCTGATCAGATGAAAGATGTGTATTAAAAAGTAGCATTCCAATTACATTCCAATTAAGGAAAAACTATGAGCGACGAAATGATAACTTGGTCTGACGATAACTTTTCTAGCAAAGAACAGGCTCTTGGCAGAATGTCGGACAATGTTGACTCATATTCTGGATTAAATAAATCTACTGGTAGTGATGCATATAGAACTTTTATAGATATCGAACCAAATAGGTCAGTCAGACCGGGTTTTAATAAACTTGATTATTATGCATTTCGACAAACTGAGTCTGTACCAACTCAACAGCGTCGTATTATTAAGATGTGCATGGATGCTTATGATAAGGTAGGTATTATTCGTAATATTATTGACCTCATGGGCGATTTTGGTAGTCAAGGCATCAACATCGTTCATCCAAATAAAACAGTTGAGAAATTTTATCAACAATGGTTCAAAAGCGTAAACGGTAAAGAAAGATCAGAAAGATTTTTAAATAATCTATACAAAACTGGTAATGTAATTATGTATAGGAGTTATGCTAATGTAACTCCAGATCTTGAAAAATATATGAAGTCTCTCGCCAAGGATATTAGGGTAGAAGTTCCTAGTATGAAACAAAATCAAATACCTTGGAGATATAATTTCTTTAGCCCACTAACCATAGAAATTAAAGATGGCAAACTCGCTTTGTTTATGGGCATTTCTAACTACACATTGAATGCTGGTACATTTTTAGATACATTTCAAAGTGGTTCAATACCAAACGATGTATTAGATAGTCTACCAGTTAATATCAAAACCGCATTAATGAATAAAGAAAAACGCATACCTCTTGATTCTGAAAGATTATGCGTATTTCATTATAAGAAAGATGATTGGCAGATGTGGGCTAATCCAATGATATATGCTATTTTAGATGATATCATTATGCTAGAAAAGATGAGGCTAGCAGACATGTCAGCACTAGATGGTGCTATCTCAAATATTAGATTATGGACATTGGGTAATTTAGAGCATAAGATATTACCTAATAAAACAGCTATTAATAAACTACGTGATATTCTAGCCAGTAATGTTGGTGGTGGCACAATGGAATTAGTTTGGGGGCCAGAACTAACCTTTAAAGAATCTAGCAGTGAAGTATACAAATTTCTTGGTTCTGAAAAATATACTTCGGTACTTAACAGTATTTATGCTGGACTAGGTGTTCCGCCAACATTAACTGGCATGGCTACTAATGGCGGTGGTTTTACAAATAACTTTATTTCTCTTAAGACATTAGTTGAAAGACTACAATATGGTCGTGATCAACTAACAAAGTTTTGGGAAAAAGAAATAGAGATGGTTCGTCAAGCTATGGGTTTTAGATACAAAGCCTATATACAGTTTGATCAAATGACATTATCTGACGAAGCTGCTGAAAAAGCATTGTTAATTCAGTTAGCAGATAGAGACATTATTAGTCAAGAAACTATACTAGAAAGATTCAAAGAAATACCACAAATTGAAAAGATCAGACTTCAAAGAGAATTTGAAGAAAGACAAGCTGATGATACTCCAGATAAAGCCGGTCCATTCCACAATGCAAATCATAAAATGGATCTTGAAAAGATTGCTCTACAGAGTGGCAAAGTTATTCCTCAAGATGTTGGTGTTAAAACTAGTGTTCCTAAAGATATGTTAATGCCACAACCTAAACCACCAGCTGGAACAGGATTACCTAATGCTCCAAAACCTAGCAATCCAAATGGGCGACCTGTTAACACAAAAGATACTAATCCTAGAAAACCAAGAATTGATAATCCAAGAACTAAGCCTGGAGTTGCTGAGTTTGTATATTGGGCAGAAGAAAGCTGGAAAGAAATTTCTGATGTTTTAACAGACGCTTATTTAAATTCTAAATCTAAGAAGAATCTACGACAACTTACTAAGTCTGAAGTCAAAGAGTTGGAAAAGCTTAAGATAGATGTATTAACAAATGTAGATATAATGTCCGAAGTCAACGCTACTTCTATAAGAGATATTTTATCTACTAACCAACGAACACCAAAATCATTCTCAAGTATTCTAGAGGAAGAGAATATCAACCCAGAATCGATGAATATAGACAAATATAGGATGCGAGTTATTAGTTTATATATTCAATCTCAACTACAAGAAATGGAATAATTATGGGTGCCGCATCATATAATTTTAATATAGAGCAAGGTTCTTCATTTAGTATTGCATTTACATATAAAGATGATACTAACACCGTTGTTAATATATCAAATTGGTGTGCTAGGATGATAATAACTACTAGTGATAATCAAACTATAACATATTCATCTGGAACAACTAACTCAAGTTATAAAATGAGTATTGATGGACCAAACGGTAAGATATCCTTACTACTACCAGCTTCTTCAACTAATAATTTTACATTTAAAACTGCTAAATACGATTTAGAATTAGAATCTGACGATCCTTTGTATACTGGTGGAGGAAATTACACTGATAGAATTCTATATGGAACTATTACGATTGTTAAACGCAATAGCCATAATTCTACTGCCATGGAGTGCTAAATGAGCAACTATACTATAGAAATCAGTGGAAATCAACCTTATTACATTGAGGTTGATAATAATGAATTACAAACTCCTATTAATTTAGAAATAATTAAGGAGAATGATAATACTGTAGAGATATCTACCGCTAATACATTCATTACTTTTGAAATGCCAAGTGGTTATCCCATTGAAGCCACAAGTGGCGATTTGGAATATACTAGAGTTAGCGGATTAGCAACTTATATACAATCATTTATTCCACAACAATCTTCTATTGCTATAGATGGAGGATCACCATAATGCCTCGTGAAAATTTAATACAAGTTAGGCGAGGATCTAAGTCTGAATGGACATCTGTTGATCCAACTTTATCTAGCGGAGAAATTGGATTTGAGACAGATACATATAGATTAAAAATTGGAAATGGTTCTAGTTCTTGGACAGAGTTAGATTACATTGGTTCTAGTGAAGATCTAATTCGTGTTAAGAATATATCTGGATCATCAATACAAAAAGGTCAAGCCGTATATTTCAGTGGTTATGATACATATAACAATGTTCCAACCATAGCTCCGTATATATCGAATAATACAATCTCTGAAAAATTATTTGCTGGACTTATATCTGATTATGCTTCAGATGGTGATTACGCATTTATAATTAATTTTGGCATGATAAATTCTATAAATACCACAGGTGCTACTTCTAATATTGCATCTGGTAACGAGACTTGGAGTTCTGGTGACATTCTTTATGTTAATCAGCATGAATATGGTAAATTAACTAAAGTGAAACCAGACAAAAACATTGTTCTTGTTGGTATCATTGTTCACGCAAATGCCTCTGGATCTATACTTGTCAGATCATCAATTAGCCCGAGATTGAGCCAGCTTAATGAGATAAACTTTGGAAATCTATCAGATGATAATATTATAAAATATAATTCTAATACATCAAATTGGTATAATTCTCCAGAATTAGACGGTGGAGTTATATAGGTGTATAATTATAGTAAACACCACTAACACTCAAGGGGACAAAAATGGCCAACACAATCAAGATTAAAAGAAGACCATCTAGCGGTTCTGCTGGGAAACCATCCTCATTATTCAATGGCGAACTTGCTTTTAATGAGAATGATAATATTTTATATTATGGATATGGCAGCGGAGTTGGTGGTGCAGCTTCTAGTATAGAACAAATTGGCGGAAGTGGCTATTTTGCTCATCGTGGCGGCATAAATGCAAGTGGTTTATGGCCCGTAAGTGTTACTGGCAACGCTGGAACTGTAACTAATGGTGTTTATACTACAGGTGATCAAAATGTAGGTGGAATAAAAAGATTTACTTCTCAAGTAGAATTAAGCGGTAATCTTGGTCAATATCTTATTTTTAAGAGTGCCAATGCTGGTAACTATGCCAATATTGTTTTTGACGGAGTAAATTATGATGGTGCTGTACAGTCATCATATATATCATCTAATACTGGTAATCTAGAAATTGCCCATGGTACTAAAATACAATTAAATTCTGCTCTTGAAGTTAAAGCAGCAAATACTAGTAGCAAT